CGATCAAACTGGCAACCGTCTTCATAGGCATTTGCACTTTTGCTTCTTCGCTAATCTTTAAAGCCATAAACTACGGTAAAAACTTATTGTATTGAGTAACTATCCAGCTTGTAATTTTTTTCCAAACTTTTTTAATTTTATCAATCATGTTTTTTCTCCTCGATTTCGTAAAAGAAATTATCCGTATCTTCGGTTTTCCATTTACTTGTGTTTTCAACATTCCACTCAGAGGTTTGCACTTTCCAATCTGGAACATTATTTTTCACTGTAAATGAAGGTATATCCCAAATGCATCTATTATTAGGTTGTGCTGCATAGTTCCCGTCGTCTAGGGCTATGATGTGAGCACACTTGTGCTCGTGCGGAATCTCTGAATGATCCGTGTCGAGTATATTAGGCTCTGGATGAGCAAAGTCAACCGTAAAAAGATATTTACCTGGATGCCACTTTTTATCTTTTCCTATGTATTTACCAGCTTGTCCCTCTAAGATATCGAAAGAATGAACAGAAGGATAATAACTAAAACAATTCCAAAGCTGAAGCTCATCAAGTCTACGCTTAGGAACATCAGTAGGCTTGAAGCCACGTTGGATAAATGCTGTAATAGGGAGGCGATAAAAGATTGCACCGTTCTCCATAATCGCGTGAAAAAGAAGAGACTTGCCCGTAATGGAACTAATACCAAAGATAATGCAATCCTCAACTTCACCATGATGATTCTTAAGATCATAGAGATACTCTCTCCTGATTTGTGCGTACTCTACTGGAATGTTTGCATTTAAATAAGCCATAGTTATCCATAAATATCACCCCAAGTATTACCAGACTCATAGTCAACCTTGTTGGGCACTTCTAGACTAACAGCATTCTGCATAATTTCAATTATTTTATTTGCCGCTGTATCAGACTCAACTGAAATATCTAATTCATCATGTATCTGTATATGTGGTACTATACCCTCCTTATATAAATCCACCATAGCTTTTTTTGTCATGTCAGCTGCTGATCCTTGTATTAATTTATTTAACGCTTTGTAAGTAAAAGCTCTTCTTATTTGTCCTCTTCCATATGTTCTGTCCGCTTCTTCAAACTCCATAGGTTTATGCATACCAAATCTATTTGGTTCCCATTTTGTAAATCTACATCTACGACCCAACAATGTTCCAATAGATCCTGATGACTGTGCATGTCTTGACGTGTGATTCATTAGATCTCTAACAAAAGGGACATTCTCATGGTATTGATTAAATAATTCCTCTGCTTCTTCTTTTGTGTTTAAACCTAACTCTGCTTGTAATTTAGCTTTACCCATACCATAAAATAATCCTAAATTAATTGTTTTCGCTTGTGTTCTAGATATGTTTGCCATGTCGGCAACTGTTTGATGAAAGTCAACACTGTTGTCTTTAAATTTTTCTACAATATTTGAAACAGAAACATCAAAACAAATTGGTTCTGTTGTTGCTGCATAATGCACAACTAATCTTGGTTCTTGTTGTGAATAGTCAAAGCAACCCCATTTATTATTTTCTTCAGGTAAAAACAAAGATCTTATCATAGGACCTAAATCTTTATTTCTTGCTGGTATTTGTTGTAAGTTTGGATTTGAATAACTAAACCTACCTGTAACTGTACCACCTTGATCTGATCTAACAGGGTTAATATCTGCGTGTATTCTGCCCCTATATTGGTGTTTTAATATAGTATCTATGAAAGTTGTGTGTGCCTTGTTTATCTCTCTAGCCTTTGCTATACTTTTGACTACAGGATTATTATGTGTGGAAAGGAAATTTTTTGTAAATGAAGGTGAACCAGTTTTCTCGGTGGTGGCGTAGGTTAAGGAAAGTTTATCAAATACTTTGGCTATCGATCTTGCTGCCCATATTTGAACATCTATTCCTGTTTGTTTTTTTACTTCTAATAGGAGTTGCTCTTCCTTTTGTGATAACTGCTTCTTCAATCTATGAGCACGTTCTACGTCGACACGAACCCCTTTAAATTTCATATCAATTAAACACGGAAACAACTGTGTTTCTAAATCAAATATATTTGTAAGATTTTGTTTTGTAATTTCTCTAGATAAAACTTTAAATAATTCTAATGTAAGTTCTGCATCTTTCTCTGCATAATTTCCAACATACATGGCAGGTAGTTTGTATAATTCTTTTTTAGGATCTATGCCCCAAGACTCTGCTGCCTCTTTTAAAGCTTTCTCGTCTTTTACCTCTCTTAAATAATCATACGATATACTATTTAATGTGTACCATATTCTATTTTCATCTACTAAAGATGCCATAACCATTGTATCCATGATATGACCATTAATGGAAATACCGTATGCTTTTATCCAGCACACATCATACATTGCATTGTGAAAAATTTTTACGGCGTCTGTAGCACAAACTTTCTTAAACCATTCCAAGACTATGCGTCTATCCATATTACCACCACCCTCATGAGCAATGGGATAGTATCCAGACCAACCATCTACTGCCACAGCCACACCGACTATCTCTCCGTGTCCTTGTATTGCACCAGACCCTTTTGCTTTTAAATCAGGATCTTTTGTTTCTAAGTCAATGGCAATGTACTTTGCATCAGATAAATCTGGAAAGTTTTCTGGGCAATCCCATTCTGTTTGAGCTGTAAACATTATTTCTTTTTAGTATCTTTTAACTTAAGTATCTCTAATTCGCAATAGTGAATTATTTTTTCAAGATCTTCTACCTTATTTTTTGATATATATCTACAAACATATTTCACAACACAGCCCTGAAAAAACGAAAGATTATTTTTTGAAATAAACTCGTACGGCTGAATGTGAAAATTTTTATAATGGCTCCCACCTACCTGCCTTTCCTGTGGAAACGCTTTTTCTATATCATCTTTAGTTGTCATATTATTGGTCCTCCTATGTTATATTGATATTCATAATCTTGATTGGTTATGAATAGTTTCTCTTTTGCTCTTGTTATACCTACAAAAAAAGTTCTATGTTCTGGGTCAGCATCTTTTTGAGCTGAGTGATAAATAATTCCTTCTAAATCTGTAAATAAAACTACGTTATCACACTCTTCACCCTTAACACCATGAATAGTAGATAATTTTATTCTAGCATCACTCATCATATCATCACCACTCTTTAGAATAGTTCTAATGTAGTCTTTACTTGTTTCTGGGAAGTTCAATGTTTCCCAGCTCCCCGCCGCTCGCAGCCCGTGGTGTTCTCTCAGTCCTTCAATATTAATCGAGTCAATAGTTTCTAGAGTCTTACCGCCTGCATAACCTCTAACTAAATGTCCTTGTTTAACTGTAAGATAGTCCCATAAATCTTTTACTTCATCTTTACTTACAGAGGCACCTTGATTTAATCTAGTCCATACTCTATACGCACTTAACATTTTTTTGGGTAAGATCTCTTGCGCTTTAGAATCAAATCTTAAATTTAAATTATATAAATGCTCCCTAAGTCTTTCCATCATCTTGTTTGTTCTGGTCAATATAAACCAGTTATCTTTAGATAAATCTAAAGAGAAAAAATCTATGTTATAAATTACCTTTCCTTCAGCATCTCTTGGTTTCCATTTTTTTACTAAACGATTAGTCATGTGAGGAAATATAGATTCAGCTAGTCTATGTATCCTACGTGGCACTCTTCGTGAAAGTATTTGTGGATCTAGTTGTCCTTTTAAATCTATAAATATGTTTGGGTCAGCACCTTGAAATGTATAGATAGTTTGATCATCATCCCCTGCAATGTATGAACGAGTACACTTACTCTCTATGTAAAAGAACATGTCCCATTGCAGAGGACTTAGATCTTGGGCTTCATCGAGGAAAACACAGTGTAGTGGTGGACACTTGTCCTCCTCGACAAACTTGGAAATCATATCAGAATATTCAAACATACCTGTTTGTTCTTTATATGTCTCTAGATCTGCATAAATTTGTTCTGTTAACCAAACGTCTGTGCTGTAGTGTAGATCTAATTCCACCGCAGCATCACCTAAAGATATTTTTTTGTTTCTTGCGTACTCTATAATTTTCATATGAGAGTTCTTATACTGAGGATAACCTGATTCGTTTATGTAACTTTCAAAAGAAAGATCTGCACAAACACTAGAAAAATTTTTGAAGCCTTTCCATTTTTCACCTTTTAATAAATACGAAGATGTGTTGAGTTGTAATTCTCTACAACCAAAAGCGTGCATTGTGCTTACAATTATTTTATCATTTGTAATTCTTTTTTTAGCTTCATTAGCTGCAGCATTACTAAACGCTATGTATGCAATCTTTTCAGGATCCGTTTTAGCTAAACTTAATTCGTTATCTAACAACTCCATGAGTCTGTGTGTTTTACCTGTGCCCGGTGGACCAGGAATAATTGTTCTATGCAAAAGGTGGCTCCTTCATTTTTGTCTTTCTTACAATAGGTTTATTAACTTCTTGTTGTTTTACAGCAATGTATCTTACGCTCTTGTTATTTATTTTACCTGGTATCTCTTCTGCTCCAAACAAAGTTTCTAACATTCTAGCAGTTTTAGCTTTTGTATATTTCTTCGTATCCCAGAGTTTTGTTCTTACTATATATTTCCAAAAGTCTTTATATTTAAAATAACTTACTTCATCCTCTGTAAAAGATAATCCACGTAGTATATCTTTCCATTCTTTACCAGGTATTTTAGTTGTATAGTCAACTAGTAGTTCTTTAAGCTGCACATCTACTTTTGTAGATTCTGGAGCTTCTATTGGTATTGTGTCTTTTAATAATTTATTTATTGCCTTTCTCCAAATTAATTTACCAACTGGTGGCATAGCTTGGTTGATTTGCTCTAAACATTTAAGTGAAAATCTATCTGGTTCATGTAAGTCTTGTGATTCTACTTCTACTTGTTCATCACCTATCGTTACATAATACAGGGGTGGGTCAGAATCATATTTTTGTATTTCTTTTATCTCTGTTTCAGGAACACCATCACCCACACCATATTCTTGCATGACACATTTTTTAGAATTACAATAAGATGCAATAGGTTCATCTTTACATTTATAATTATATTCTTTGCCATCAATAGATTTAATTAATGTATCTACTTCTTTTTTATCTAAAGGTGGTTTGCAATACGCATCATTGTATTTAAATATTTCTATTTGCCATTTATCAGGGAATCTTTTTTTTGTGTATACACCAAAATTATAAAGTGCATTGTTTCTTTGACCGTTGGGTATTCCTTGTTTTGCGATCGTAACCAAACATGGTGGCGCACCTTTGAGTAGATTGTCAACAACTTTTTCTTCTTGAAAAGACAATTTAGAGAGTTGATCTTCGGTTAGTTTTACTTTACTATGCGCTTCAAAAAATTGATATATATCCATTGCTGACCCATCATCTTTAACTCCGTATCTAACAGACAACAACGCATTGTGATAAGGTAAATTTAAAAAGCTACCTGTGCCACCTTTATTCATATCCACTTTATTTTGTTTAGGAAATATTTCTGCGTTTGCATAACCTAATTTAGCAGCCATATCTTTTAATTTACTTCTAAATAATGCTGCAGGCACAAACTTATCTGTAAATAAAAATACGTGTGCACCACCTGATTTAGATCTACATACTAGTAATGGAAATTTATGTTGTCTTATTTTTTTAATTAATTCTTTGTGATCAAAGCCGTTGTATACATCAATGTCTATACATGACCATTTACACTTGTTTTCTTCGTTTATGGGAATAATACCTAGAGCAGGATCTTTACCTTTCAAATGATCAGAGAACATTTGTTTGGTGGGCTTTTGTTTTATTATAAAAGATTTTGTTTTGTGCTTTCCTCTTTCATCAAACTCATCTGTCTTTCTAGTTTGACCGTATGCACTATACGAACCTTCAAATATATTTATAAATTTATCTACGTCTGTCATCACCACTTTGTTTTCGGAGGCGGGACGAAGCAACGAACCGCCCCCAAAGATATTTAGCCTCTGTTAGCGAAGCTAGAGTAGAACTTTTTTGCTCGTTCGTACATCTTAGCATCTTCTAACATGCCAACTTTTTCTACGTTGTAGCCATACCATTGATTACCTTTACCTGTATTTAATACAGAGGATAATTTATAAATGTGACTAAACGATGGTGGAGTGTATGGACCATTCTTACCATCTAAACTAATAGACTTCATCATGGAATTCCATTTTCTGCTTACTTTACCTTGAGACGAACTCATAGATATCATTGCAGTTTCAGATCCTTTTTCACCTAAAATAATTACAAAGTGTTGACCAACAGTTAAGATATAATTATTATTCTGTAATCTATCCTTACCATCTGCTCCTTTTGTAGTTTTTTCTAGTATGTCAGAAGTATCTGGGAAAATCATTTCAGGTCTTCCTGAACCTGTTCCATAATCTGCCCATTCTTGGTACTCCAACCTATAGTAACATGGAATAACATGTATTCCTTTGTCACCATCATATAACTGTTTCGTAACAGTGTTTAAAAACATACCAGGTTCTGCACCTTCAACATAATTTTGATTACGTTTCTGTGCTTCCGCTGATCCGTTCTGTAAAAGTTTTAAGATAGGTGGAGCCAGACTTTCTGTCTTCACATTCTCAAAACCAGCTTGCGCATCTGCTTCAAATAAAGAAGCTGAAGGCAAGTTTTCTTTCTTAGTTGCTACTTGTTTCGCGTCACTCATTTCTAGTTTCTCCTTGTTATTTTCGTTTGGTTACCCTCAAACGGTTTGAATAGATCAGACGGAACATCTTGATTTGACTCTAGACGTTCTCTGACCATTGCTTTTAAGGTCTGGGGATGAACACCAATCTTTTGGACTGGTTCATACCCCTGACCTTTTGCAAGGACAGCATATTCTGCCGCCTTGTTATCTTCGCCCTTACCAAAGGTAACGGTAATATCATTTTTAATAATATCACCTAAGCCGTTGTTACGAAGCCATGTAAAAGCTGCCTCTTGTTGATCTGGAGGTATATATGCGCCGTATATTTTTTTAATCTCTACGGACTCACCATCTTTCAGCTTTAATTTTGTAATCTGCATTTCATCCATCATAGCTGGAATCTCTACAGTAGAAACTTGTTTTGCTTTTTCTTTTAATTTTTTAA